TCTCCGAGTTAAGGCGGTGGATCGCCAGTTGTTAATATATAGGTTATTTAGGTCGTTGTCAACTAAACCTTTATTTTTCTTTGCCAAACTATAGAATTTCACTGAACATGATACGACAAAGATCCGCGTCTTTTTTGGATTTAAAAGTAAAAGTCATATAATCGATGCTGGGTGTATACACGAATCTCTTACCAGGTAGACCAAAGACTTCTACGACCATAGCACACTGTTCATCCCACCAAACTGTGCCTCTAGCAGGAGTCCAATCTATGATGACTTCATGATCGCTGGGTGAAACAGTCATTCCGATTTACCTGCAGTACATGAATCTCCCCAAAGGTCTTGGGCTTGATCTTTGTACTGATCTAATTCCCATTGGTGTTTGGCCGACTGATATTCTGATTCGCTGAGACTGTGCCAACCGATGCAGTCTCTTGTGGGGCTACGGCCGCAGCCGCAGGTACCTCTTTTTTTCACTGATTCCATATCGTTCTCCGTTGATGGGTGTATATCGCCTACTCGATATCCGACCATAATTTGTAGTTTCCTCGTTCTGGAATGACATGGCGAACACCCCCTCTGGGATCAGACATATCTCCTTTTCTCCTAGGAATGAGATGTACGTGCGGCCAAGTACAGGTCTGTCCCGCTGCCTCCCCGATGTTCATTCCGATGTTAAAACCGTCCCATTCACCTTCCAATAACTTCTTTTCTCCGTGTCGAATGGCACTGGCAAATGCATCATTTAATACCCCGAAGGTATTATATTTAGGTACGAACAAGAGATGTCCTTCTGTCACTGGATAGATATCACGGAAGATCTTTACGTGAAAATCCTCATCCACCAGTTCGGTCCACGGAGCACCTTTTGAATCGTCGATGCAATCAACTTCCCACGGAATTATTTTTAATAATCCGATCATTTTTTAATCCTTTTAGAATAATCGCAGAGTTTGTGATAGCCCATGGCGTAACAACCACAATGCTTGCCTAAAATCCAACGGGCTAACGCTATTCTCAGTTTTATCATTTCGACCACCAATCTTCCCAGGGAAAATCTACCCAAACATCGTTTTCTGCTTTGTTGATTTCCATGCCTACATAATCCATGGCACGTTCGCAGTTGCTGGCCTGATTGTCTACTAGGACGGCGAATCTCACATTGCCATTCCATATCTTGTTCCATACTGCTGTTTCCCCGGGCAAACACCCACTGGGCCAATCTTTGATGATCCAGTTAAAGGTCGCACCTGTGTCATTGATATCATCTACGATTAATATGTTTTTCCTGAGACCCGGATCCCAACGGCTGCCCTGTATCTTAGTTTTTTCTGAGTCATTGTATCCAAAGGCTAGTTCTGCTAACCAGAGATTGCTTTCGCAGTCTTCGTGATCTCTCAGGCTCACAGACAAGGGAACGTGTTTGACATCGAACCATTGGCTGATCATAATGCCGGGAATCAGTCCTCCTCGATTGATCCCCACGATGATGTCCGGCTTCCAGGAGCTAGTAGATATCTCTCTGCAGATTGTGGATGTCAGTTCTTTTATTCGTTTGCTGTCTAGAACGAGCTTTTTCATTGATCTTGGCCTTTCAGTGTTTCCCACATCCTCGCTTTAGAAAGCTCTTTGATATAAGCATCATAGAGACTCTTTAGCTTGGGATATTTTTTTTCTAGTTTAACATCTCTTTCGGGTATCTGCAATATCTGTTCGATCGTAGATAACCTTTCCTCGAGATCTCTTTCGTTGATAACGACTCGTCCGTCTACCTGTAGAGTAGTATTGGGACTGATGCCGTTAGTTCCGATCTTCCAATTTAGTGGATTATGGATGGCATAAGTGCCACCGTTATTGATTGGAATCGTGCTAGACAGAGTGTTGTCTGCGATCTTGTAGGTATTGCTCATTGTGTATCCATTGATCGTTGACTAGGAACCCCCATTCACGTCGGTGCGGTCCAGGCATAAAGAGAGTCCAACAGGTCACATCGTCTTTGAGTTCGATGCGATGATAGCTGGTGGATCTGCAGATTCGGAAATGTCCAGGCCCCCGCCATTTACGGATTTCGGAGATTTTGAGACCCCGATCGTCGAACTGCGGAACCCATTCATAATAACCACCCTTGAGTATTAGAGTAGCATAGGGCCACGGATGGTCATGTACATCATCTGGGTCGCCTTTTAGGAATTTATGCAGGAATACATTAAAAGGAAATCGCTGTCTTTCAGTTAGAAACAAGTAGTATCTCTCTAGATACGGCTCATCGCTTTGCCTATCCATGATGATGTGCTTCCTACCTATTTTTTCTAACCATTTTAAAAACCAAGTCATTTATTGTCCTTGAGTGATTGCCAATCATCTTTGCAGAGATCGTAGAGTTCTCTCAGTCTCTCGAACGCTGTATTGATAGCAGGATATTGTTGTTTCATCAGAGAAAAATCGTTCCAATCCGGAAAAGAATTTACAAATGGGTTGTCGTTTAAAAACGACCAGTCACTGACACTGATAGTATCGTTGCTGCCTGATATAGAATATACTTGGCTTGCAGCCCCATAATTAGAAAAATCTAATCCAGCACCAGTAGTGACCACTAGATCATCCGAGGTTAGAATATAATTGTCGGGCGCTGAAAAATTTTCCAGAGAGATCGTTGCACTGCTTCCGGACGCCAGGGATGAATCGTTCATAGTTATCCATATGTTGGATGATTCTGTGGCAGAGATTTCTTCGGTTTTCTTGATATCGGTCATAGTTTTCAGTCCATTCTGATGGGTATTTGAATGTATCATAATACATTTCTGTGTAGCTCAATCGATCCGGGACCATAGGAATAGCATCTACGAGCGCACCTTCGTAACAGCTGATTCCTAGGGTTTCTTGGAGATTGGCTGAAAATACTAGTTTAGCTTCCCCTAAGAGATTGTGATATTCATTTTTAGTTAATTGTTGATCCTGGCAGATCACGAATTCGTACTGTGGTAGATGTTCTTTAAGGTCTCGGAATATTTCGACCTGCTTCTCTGGAGCGATCCTGTGGGGGAAAAGTATAAGGTCTCGTTTCTTCATACCTTTGTATGGAGTTAGCACGTCGTCCATATACTCCATGGGCCAACCACTTCTTACAATTTTTTTGTTTTCGAGGAAATCTTGCCTATCTTCGTAAGCCCATGGGTTTTCGATCAATCCGTCGTTAAGCAAATTATCACAAAATAAGTCAATGTGAAAGTCTGTAGCAAAGTAATTATGATCTATAGCAGCAAAGAAACTCTTCTCGGCGTGTCTGACCCACGGAGCGGCGCCGATCAATCGACCTAGAAAATCTTGAGGATCATAACTACCGGCGTGCCATAATGCGTGAATAACTACTTTGATTCCAAGTAGTTCACTCATATACTTGAGATTGACGACGCCAGGATGCCACGCATCCGTGAAGATAAAGTGATCTCCTGCTTTTACCTTATCCTCGCAGAAAAGCCTGCCCATCTTCTCAACTTGGCTAGCCTTATAGATATTCGTGCCACCAAAATTAAGAAAGGCACCAGGAGTAGTGGCTTTAGGAATATCTTCCAGGCCAGAGATAACTTGAACATCATGCCCATGCCTCCGCAAGACCGCAGGAAGGTGAACCTTCCATTGTCCTGTGTATCTAGTTTCTACAGCTTCTAGATCAACGAGAAAAACTTTGGCCATTGCGGTGTCCGTTGTTATCCCATCGAGGATTTTTTCCTTGATAGGGTTTACGCTCTCCGCGATCCTGCCACTGGCGTGGGGGGCGCTGGCTGTTTAAGAACGCACGATAATTTTCGTTGCCTTTATCGTACAAATGGGCGGGATTGAAATCACGCAGCTCAAACCTGCAGAAATCAAGATAGTTGTCAAGGTCGTCAAACACTTTTTCGACTTGCGGCTTCATCTCTAAGTTCCTTTATTAATATTTGATGAACGAACCATTTTCTCCATCTTCGGAGACTTCGATCCAGATCTCACGATCTGGATACTTTGCTTGAATCTGAGCATGTAAATCATCACTCATCATCTCACAGCTTTTATAATCTAGCGACAATACACCTTCGTTGCTAGAATACAATTTTTCCAACCATCGTTTGAATTGTATAAATTCCACATCTCGGTCATTGTGGGTGACACTAAGCCATACCCTAAAATGAAAAATATGGCGATGAGGATTAGCCAAAAACGATACATCATATTCATCTCCTGTTGCTAGATTAGGATCGGTCGCAGCCGCAGGATATTTATGGATACCTTCTTTACGGAAAGTTACCCAGATCATCTTGTTCGGGCGGATGTCTTGTTTTACGATCATGCTGTTAGGGCCTTTGCTAGGATAGCGAGCTCCTCTTCAGTCATAAAAAACTGATAGGTACTAGAATTAATGATCTCGCCGTCTTTTAACTGTTCTCCAGTAAATTCGATGTTATTTAGGCCCACAGGCATCAGGCAAGACTCTTTTTTCATAGTCAAACGAAAGTATTCCTTTTCTTTAATAACAGTGTTCATCTTAGGCTCTCCATAAGTTTGATATGCATTGCTCATTATAGCACCTTATCGTTCTTGTAGCGATCCCAATCGGTGAAACACTCGCGATCTTTGAGCTTGTGTAGGCTGTGCGTCCAAACACCTGGGTTGGTAGCACGGAAATCTCGATCATCGATTTTTAGCATAGTGTTGTAATTCCAAAGTTTGATATAGGGAATGGGCACACGGATCTGCGGAATGAAACGATCGTAGTCGTTGAGACCACCATCGTTGAACTCTTCTACTTGATTCATGGGAATATCTAGACTGCACCAATATCCTTGTTCTAGGAAATACGTGATCATAGTTTCCCATTTTTGGTGTTCTAAATAGCCTTGAGGGTTGAAACTATGATTAGCACCAAAAAAGATATGTTGGATATCTTGATCTTTGAGGATATGTTTGATAGTTTCGATCGATTGCTGACCCACTACGAACAGAGTTTTCATTCCATAAGCGGGAGTGTGTTCGATCTCGTCACCTACGAAAAATGTTACATCATCCCTCTGTCCAGATTCGTAATCACGCTGCATTTTTTTTCGCCTTAGATTGTTCATATTGTTTCATAAGTCTAGTCACAGGTTCCATTTCTTTGCTGATTATATCCGGGCACTGGCGAGCCATTTCTGCTAGATAATATTCTCCCGGATAATGTTTTAGTACCGAGCTAGCCTGTCGACGAATCGCTTTTGGTACCCTAGGAGTCTTTGAAGGATCTAATAAATCTTGTAGGAATTGTTCTGCCCATTTAAGGGCACGATAACGCTCGTCTGGTAGTGTCATAATGTACCTTTGATTTTTGATGGTTTCTATCACTAGATATGATTATAATGGAAAACCAGTCTTTAGTCAAATAAATCGGCAAAGTTGTTTGATTTTGGTTGTTCGTTTTTAGCGATCTTGATGTCAGAAAAGTCAACGGCCGGTATTCCCAGTTCATCGGCTTTGGTATGGGCGTTCACTGTTTTCTTGCCAGTGGCACCTCTAGTACCAATGATCCCCATCCAATATCTGCTGTATTCGTCTACTGCGGCATCTGCGGTAGCTCTATCTGACGTGGCAAATATAGCTTCTACGATATCTTTGAAGAACACCCTATCGAAGTTTTCCTGTACCAGCATGTCTGGAACATTACCGCTGTCGTATCTGCGATTGGCTTCTTGCACGGCATTGACATGCATCCAAACGTTATGCCCCATCATGATCGCATAGCTGAAACTATCCCATGACGTCTTTCCGATCTTGCCCAGCTTGTTGACATCAGTGGGACCATAGATACAGATGTCTTTCATCGCGCATTGATCTATTATTGGGCTGGATTCGAAGTTTTCGAAAATCTGATCTTGTATGACGGCATCTTTGAACAGTCTAGTATCAGAGGCATATTTTTTGTCATCTGCGGATGGTACCATCCGGTAGACCCATTTCGTTCGATCTTCTGTTTCTGTTTGGATATAGATCTGTCCGTTTGCTGTTGCAAGAAATGGTGAGGCGCAGTCAAAAGATATGGTAAAGTTTTCATTGTGATATTTCCTTACAGCCCTCTGTATGTCTGTGAGTAATACAGCCCATTCTAGTTTAGATGTTCCTAGAAAGTGCATCCAATCGTGCTTGTTCTTTTCTAACAGTCCGTCAAATCTCAGCGCAACTAATCTTTTGAGAACTAGATGGATATCGCACATGTTTTGTCCGCCCATGGCCCATCCATTGAAATGATTTGAATACTGTTTAGGATCGCAGTACTTTTTCATGCGCTGATACCAATCTTCAGCATCAGTGTGATTTTCACCTTGGAGTACGTTTAAGAACTTGCAGTTACCGTTCCTATTATTAATGAAATAGTCGTTGTTGATATAGGTTCCTTGTACTGCTTCAGCATAGGTAGTGATACCTGTAGCTTTCTGCCCAGCAGGACTGCGAGCCACCCAAGCAGGAATATCCAAACACATACCATAGTCCATCAAACCATCCATCCAATCTAGGACTTGTTTGCGTTTTTTAGCAGCCTTAGGACAGTTAGGATCTTTCCAATCAGCTTCCCAGACACCCTTACCTATCTGGAATCCTCCTGAATCGCCTAGCACCCACGAAGTGCTTCGATCTCGATTGCGGAACATATCCTCAGATTCATCTTGCTTGTTTAGATCGAGATTAGCATGTCCTGCGGAGTACAGACACCATTGATAGTAAAACAAACCTTTTTCGGGCTCGAGATAATTGAGGCTTTCGACGCCATTGGTAAACGACTGCGGGATACGAGCAGGATCGACGTAATTACTGTATCTTTGCTTGCCTATGAACGTAGCATAAAATCCGCTGGTCGCAGGCAGGAACACTGCATAATCGTTTTGTGTCGCTGTTAAATTTTTATTCATTTTATCCTATTAGGTGTTGTGCTAATACCATACAACTAATCCAAACCCAAAGTGTATTAAATCCTACCAGTGTGGGCAGTAATTTTTTATTACTTGCCCATATCAAAGTTAAGCTAGTTAACAAAGTGAAAAAGAAAAGCCACCAAATTTGCACACCAAAAATTAAACCGGGAACTATAACTAAAGCTTTGGTTAACCAACTGGCAGCTTCTACGATATTATAGTCTGTCCAATACTGTTTTTGAAACCACATCCTATAGCAATCTCTTATAGCAGGCCAAGTACTGTGTTTATAGACTATCGAGGTAAGTATTATCCACGATACGGTAGCTATAAGTATTTGCTCAACAGTCATTTTACTTGCTTTGAGCCGGTAGGATGTAGTTATATTCGGCGATACCAGAATCTACGGTGATCTGCATAGCACCTGCATCTGCGATCTTCATAGTGATTTTACCGTCTAAGTTAAGGATGCTCTGCACCTGACCAACTGGCCAACTCCATGTATGCTTGAGCTTTCCATTTACGTTAGGCTGGAACACGAAACTCCCGGCGTGCGTGCTAGCATCACCGAAGAAGAATACTAGGTTGCCACCTTCGGTACGAACTTGGAAAACAGTTTCTTCGCTGTGTGCCGCGGCCTGTAGTTTCAGCCTCTGGATAGCAGACATGCTAGGCTCAAATTCTACGTCCCAGCTAGCGCCTTTGAACTTAACTGATTTCAGTTTTTCGTTGATGATTTCAGAATTCATGAAGCGATAATCGTTCTGGAAATCGCCTGCTTGGTTTTCGAAGTGCAGACCCGTTGGAACGACCTTTTCGTTGCGTTCTGTGGTGTTGACTACGATGGTAGCGTTTTCTTTATACTCTGGATTCTTTAAGTGTAGGTTAAGCTTGTCTAAGTTCGGCATACCAAACGTGCCGGAAAACTCTCCGACTGGGTCGTGAGTATTTCCAGTGACTACCACTGACCGGTCATCGGCCATAGATTCGATGATAGTGGAATCGTCCTCTCCGGTGATTTTTACCAGAGGCAAGAACCCAAGGCTATGTGTATGTGCTACGATATCTGTCAAAACATCTTTGATCATTTTTTGTTCTCCTTAACAATGATTTTATTTAGGTTTTTCATAAAAGTCAACCGATTAAAACTCAAAAAGACTGTTGAAAGTGTTCTTTTCTTCAGTGCTAGAAATGTCCCAACTCAGTACGCCTATGAGATTTTCTAGTTTATTATCTATGATGGTGTTCTCCATTTCGGCATCATCAAAAGGTAATTCCATGAACCATTTCGGCAGCCTTAGTTCGTCAACGGGATAAGCCACTGATGTGAACCCTAGCGGATTTGGTTTGAGCTTGCAGACGATGACTTTCATTCCATCTACGATCTGCATGCTGTATTTGTCGCTGTTCATCCTGCGCAGAGTGTTCCAATTAATACTGGCTCGCACATGGCCGGGCATGTTGGCTTTGCCCTGCTTCTTTTCTTTGGCTTCGTATTCTGTGATGTTGTTAGCACGCTTGGGCGAACCTTTTTCCCAGCCCGGTCTGCTCTTGAATTCCGTCCTAAACTTAGTGATGAAATCTAAGACTTCTTCTTCTGTGGCACCAGTTAGAACACGTTCTAGGACGTCGCTGAGGAAGTCTTGTATGAAAGCAGGAGTGTCTGATCTTTTGAGATCTAGCCCCATGGCTTTGATCTTTCCGGGCTTGTTGTCTACGTCCTGCCTTTTACCTTCTTTATCATAGACCAACACGGCGTAGCGTTTCTTAGTAATGAACAGGCCTTTGGAACCTACGATCTCTCTACCTGCTTTGATGACTTCACCTCTGCTCGATGGGCAGTGGAAAGCTTCTTCCATGAACTTGACAAATGTCTTGTTGACTTCATCGCTGATGTTGTCATAGAGCGCAGTGATATTTTCTTTGGTCCACGGTATGCCGCCCGATTCGATGTCTTTCTTTAGCGTGGAATATGCCGAGAAGTAACAAGAGTCTGTGTCACCATATATTACCGCTTTACCTACGTGATTATATTCACCGGTGATTATTTCGTTAACTTTGGCAGCCATGTGCTTGGCGATCTGCCTACCCACTAAGGTAGTGCTCTGTCCAATCCGTTTATCGAAGAATCTGCAGCCTGGATTAAGGATAGCACCATAGAGACTGTTAAGGTTAATCTTTTTAACCAGCTGGCGTTTGTCCCAGTACTCTTCTTCGATCTTATTACCTGCGGCGATACATTCTTTGAGTTTGGCCTGCATCTCTTTGCGCTCAGCGTACCAACGCTTGAGCAGACCGGGGATTATACCTTCCTTGTCGTAGGTAAAGATAGTGCCATTGGCTGACAGCATCCATGGTTGATTGCTGTCAAAGATCAGTTTGTAGACTTCGGCCGCGGAATGATTGGTAGTTTCTCCGTCTTCCCAATCGATGACGATTTCTGTGTCACGACGTTGACTCATCACGGCTTCGTATTCGTCAGAGCCAAATTTACCTTCCCAGGCTGCCGCAAAGGATTTTTTCTTTAGGTCCATCTGCTCTCGGATGAAGGTCTGTGTGTAAACCGGTCGTAGCTGTCCGATGATAGTCTCGGGCCCCATATTTAAGGCACGAATCGCTGAGGGATACAGGCTGTTAATATCCAGTGATCCGATCCAATCTTGCAGTCCTTCTTTGGGATAGGCCACATATGCTCCTGCGGCCTGCGTGTCTTCTGTATCTTCACGTTTGGGGCGATTAGGTACCTGGAATCCTCGACGATGTGCTTCGTTGATGATGGCCTGTTCCGTGACCGCTACAGCACCCATGGTAGTCTGCAACAATACAGTGTTTTCGTGGGCGATCTTGTTAGCGAGATCGATGAATTTGAGTTTGTCATCTAGTTTGTTTAACAGCGCCACGTCTTGCCTGTTGTATTCGATGAATCTATGGAAATCTTTGTTGTAGAGTTGATCCAGCGTGCCTTCGTAGACAGTCTTGTTTTCCCCGATCTCCATCTCGCCGATAGCGTCTAGTCGATAGGTGTGTCTTTCTTCGTAGGTAAATTTACGATAAAGTTCTAGACTGTCTAAGTGTACACGACCTACTAGATCATAGGTCTCCATCTGCCTACCATATTTTTCGAATTCTCGCTTTTTAGGAAACTGATTCCAGAGGCAGAATCTGCGAGTATCTTCTTTGCTGAGCACACGAGTAACACGGTTGACTGTGTAAGGAATATCGTAGCCCTCGCTGTTCCATCCACTGATTATGTCTGCGTCTTGTATCAGTTCTAGGAAAGTTTCTAGCATGTCGCTTTCGCTGTCGTAGAGATAGGTGTTAGGTATGTCTTTGCAGAGATCCTTGGCTTGGTCTAAGGTCAGTGTTTTGGGAGGTAGCGCCAGCGTGATCAGTTGATCCAGCCACTTTAAGTAAACAGTGATGGCTGTGATAGGCATGAAAGGATCGCTGGGATCAGCATAGCCACGCTCGGGATCAAAGTCTACTTCGATGTCGAAGAAACAGATGTTTAGCTTCGGCGCATCTTGATTGAGGTAATTTTCAGAAAGATGTACGAAAATAGGATTGATATCTGATTCGTAGAGTTTTTTGCCTCTGTTGATGGCCAATTCTTTGCGGAAATCTTTAGAGTTCTTGCAGATCACTCTGGTCAACGGTTCTCCGAAGATCGAAGTGAATTTGCCTCGAGGATCTACATAGTAAAAGGTATAGCGAACCGGTGATTCCTTGAATACACGCTCGCCTTTGTCGTTGCGTTCTACGACTTTGATGATGTCATTGTCTCTGTCAAACAGAGCGTCTACGAAACTCAATATTTTCTCCTATGTGATTTATGGCTCACAAATACCAAATCTGCGGATTATGGCCCAGCTGACCTTATACAATATTACTTATCATCCTCACTAGCCCTACCGTGTCAATAGTGACAAGGAGTAGGTAATTGGCCAGCATCCCGAAACTACCACGAGTCCACGCTGCCCAACCGTACATAGCACAACCAATGATCCATATAGGATATAGGATCAGCAATGGTGGGGTAGGAACGGTGAGAGCCATAGTAATGCTGCAACCGATACTGATGGCCCAAGCAAAAACTTCGACTACGAACCTAAACGGCCATTCACGATAGTCTCTCTCCGCCCAACGATAGATGTCTACGACGACATCTGTGATTTGATGCATTATTTGTCCTTGCCAACGGTGACGATCAGTGTTTCTAGATCATCGAACTCTGAATAGACATCGTTCCAGTTACCTTTATGTGCGATAGAGATCGCTTTATTGATCAGGCTAGGACGGATATCCAGTTCTTTGGCCACTGCCTGAACAGTTTCTTTTAGACCTTCCTGCAGGCTTTCGATCTCGTAGCGGATCTGTACGCCTTCGTTGACTAATCTTTCTAGCTTGGCTTTTTCTTCGGGTCCGTAGGTACGGCTGCTCATGTGAATCTCCTTTGTCGTATTAATATTTTAGTTGATTCGCCCTAAAAAGTCAAAGATCCTGGCTGCGAGAATCTTGGGTTTGGCTATTTAAAGGTACTCCATATCATCCAGATCACTATGCCAATGATTGGAATGACGGGGATTATCCAAAGTATGTCGGCTATCATATGTATCTAGTATTTATAGCAGGACAATAATGGTTGACAAAAACCTCAAATAAACATATAATAAAAGCATGAAAGAAAAGATCATACTCACCGACTGCGATGGCTGTATTTTGGATTGGGAATGGGCCTTCCACGTTTGGATGCAGGAACATGGTTATCAACGCGAAGAAGATGCTCCGTTCAAATACGACATAGGCAAACAATACGGTATTCCCAAAGAAGAGGCCAAAAGACAGATACGTATCTTCAACGAATCGGCGGCCATAGGATTCCTTCCTGGGCTGCGTGATGCCCAATACTATGTAAAAAGGCTGCACGAGGAACACGGATACCGTTTCCACTTGATCACCAGTTTGAGCAAAGACTACAACGCCCAGAAACTGCGCATCATGAACGTGGAGAAACTGTTTGGCAAAACAGCCTTTGCACACTACATCTTCCTAGACACGGGCGAAGACAAAGACAGCGTCCTGCAGGATTACAAGGACAGCGGTCTTTGGTGGATCGAGGATAAGATTACTAATGCTGAAGTAGGCTTGTCCTTGGGTCTAAAACCTTTGTTAATGGAACACGGGCACAATATGGATTATGCCAATCCTGAAATTCCCCGTATCAAGCACTGGCGTGATATCTACGAACGGATCGTAGGTTAAACGACTTCAACTAAGTTATCGCGGAATATCTGCCAGCAGGACTCCCAGGTCCACTTTTGGCTAGCATCAATGACCTTGTCTCTAGAGTAGTCTAGACATATCTCCACCGCATCTGCGAGACACGAGCTCATGTAGCCAGTAATACCTTCTTCCAGTATGTCTCTGGGCCCAGGAACGGGGTAGGCAGCCACGGGCGTTCCTACTGCTAGGCTTTCTATTATGACTACTCCGAATGTGTCAGTCTTTGAGGGGAATACGAACACATCTGCGTTGGCATAGTATTCAGCCAGAGCCCTGCCAGTCTTGGCGCCCACGAAATTGACATCCGGATATTTTTTTTCCAGTTGTGCTCTATAAGGTCCATCACCTACTACTATCTTTTTAGTACCAGGTATCTTTAACTCACAGAAATCATCCAGACCTTTTTCTTTGCTGACACGGCCCACGTTCAGCAGGATCTTCTCGTCATCAGTCCTATTCCTTAGGCTGGGATCAAATATTCCGCGATCAACACCGCGGGTCCATGCACGGAGGTCTCCACGAAAGCCGTGAGCCCTAAGATCGTTGACCATGGTGTCTGTGGTTGTGAGAACACGACCTGAATGCTTGTGGAACCAGCGAACATAGGCATAGGTCAAGGATTCTGGAATGCCGTATATT